TGCGACGACCCCTGCTCGCTTGTCGTAGTCCCCAAGGACGCTGGAGAACTCAATGGCTCCGATGCGTTGGAACTGGTCAATGGTGAGGTCTTGGAGTTTCATAACTTGACAATCCAAGAGGTATCGGTGAAGTATTGCAAGGGTTCTCCGAGGCAGTCCATGACCGCCTTCAAGACTTCGGGCATATAGGAGTCGTGGCCTGCGATGTAACCGCCCGGCTTGACCTTCGGCTTCCAAGCGTTGATGTCTGCAACGACCGATGCGTAGGAATGGTCAGCGTCAACGTACACGAAGTCAAGAGAGCCATCGGCATATTGCTTGGATGCTTCGATGCTTGTTGCTTTGACCTTGGCTATGTTGGGGTAATTCAGGTGCATTAGGTCGAACATCTGCTCGGCTGGCATCGTGCCACCGAAGTCCCAAGTGTCAACGCAATGCAACTCTCCGCAATGCAGGGCGATGACCTGACTGCTCACCCCCGAAAACGAACCGACCTCCACGCACTTGTCCGTGGGCTTGAGGTACTTTTGGCAAAGGTCAATGAGGCCGTCCACCCGGTTGTTGCCCGAATGGTAGTCGATGGGCAGGAAGTACATCCGTGGGGTGTTGCGTAGAGCGTCGAGTTGTTTCATCGCTTAAAGAGGGTTTTAATGTTGGTGCTTCCGTGCTTGTAGTTGTTCGTTAAATGGAACACCTTGCAATGGTCCGCAAGTTGGCCCTGCTCCGTGAACTCCAGCATCGGTTTTAGATTTAAAGACCAAATTGGGAAAGATGCAAGGCTTTCCCGGTAAAGGCCGTTATTGGGAATGTGGTCAAGTTCGCCCGGATTACGGGTCAGTACCTCCTTGAGCCTCTTGGTGCTGAACATCCAAAATGCATGATAGTTGATGAAGAACGGCAGGCTCACATAATCCTTGCCAGCGTACTGACACCAAACCGAACTGGGCAGAACCTCGTTCACGTCGGGAGTGCATTCGCCTTCCTTGTCCTCATAGGTTTCAATGCGAGTGAAGGATGGGTACAAGCCATCGGCAAACATCGAATCGAACCGCTCCGTGAAGTTTACGAAGCCCTCCTTGGGCAGCATCATGTCGTCCTCAAAGTAGGCCACCCAGTCAAAGTACTTGTAGGTTTCCTTGATTCGGGTCCGATGGACCGCAGTCAGCATCCAAGGGTGCGAGAGTTGCGTGTGAGCATGAACCGTTACGGGTTGGTCCGCAAGTAGCCCCACGACTTCGGGGTCGTTGGTGTCCACGAAGATGTCGGCCTGCACGGGGTAGGACTTGATGGCCTCAATGACCCGGATGAGGTTTGGCAGCCTTTCGGGGTTGTGGTGGTAGGCGATGTTTGCGAGTAGTTTCATATCAAAAAGTTACAACGAATTTTTCAGGCGAAGGCCAGCCGGGGTTGGTGTCAAAGACCTTGGTGTCGGGTTTCTTGCCAACCCAAGTTTCTGCTCGGAATCGGTGGTCCCTTGCAGGTTCGCAGAGTTCTTTTATATGATCGGACTTAGCCCACCAAAAGTTGCCCCCAAAGTACGGATATCCTTCGGGGTTGTTGGCATCGGCCATGTGGGGGAACTGCTCCTTGGTTATCCAATGACATCCGACCGCATCAACTCCTTCGAGCAGTTGCAGGCAGCGTTCCCATGCGACCACGTTGAAGAACAGCATCGACCTCCCCCAAAGTTGGGTGGTCAAGGATGGATTCGCAGCCCCCTTCGTGTGGGCGTACAGGTACACGGCTTCCTCTTCCTGCGAGGCCCGGTACATTTCAGTCAGCGTAGCCTGCTCCCAAGCGTTGGTCCGGGTTACCACAACCTTGACCTTATCGGCAACCATCGAGTTTTCCAGCACCTCCTTGACCGCCTTGCGTTGCTCTGGTGGACCGACGATGCCGACACGAATCTCATCCAAGACCCCGATGAGGCCGTAGTTGCAGACCGCCATCATATGCTGGTTCAGAATTAACTGCCAGTTCCCTCCGCAGTAGATGTGGTAGTAGTGGATGACTTTCATAAGGTCCAAAGGAGGGTTAGAAGGGTGATGATAAAGAAAATGGCTGCAATCGTCTTGCCGATTTCGATGAGCAGGTCAAGGATGCGTTCCGTGTTCATAGGGCAAAGTTAAACAACAACATACTTCCCCGAGTTACTAACCCTTAACTTGTTAAGGGCCACATACCGCATAGCGTCGCAGGCGTGGTTGAAGGAATCAATGGGAACCCCCGTGTTCTTGCCTTCCTTATCGGTTGCCCAAGTGTAGGACCGCAGTTCTTTAATCAGGTTTGTGCTATCCTTGGTTACCTGCAATTTGAACCGCTTGAGGATGTCTATCCCGTTCCTGACCGAATCAGGACCTTTCTCTGCTGGTTTGATGTTAAAGCCAAGTCGGTAGATTTCCTCAATGCTCTTGGGTTCTGCTGAATCCGCAACTATTTCCCAAGCCCTTGTGATGCCCAGCGTCCGCAACTTGTCTGCGATGTCTTGGTTGGTCAGGCCCGTAGCGTAGAGCAGTTCCTGAATGAGCAGGCAGTCCCCTTGGCGGTAGATAGCGACCAAGGCCGTAGGGTCGTTGCTGAAGCCCCAGTCAAGCCCAAGGGCGACGAATTTCGCACGGCTGACATCTATACCCTCCACCACCTCGAAGTCCTCGTAGATGGCCCCCTGAAGCGTCCCGACCTGACCGAGGCCGTACACCTTCCACCAGTTGGCCCAATACGCAGACGTTTCGGCTTTGGTGCGGTTTAGTTCGATGTCCCTCTTGATGGTATCAGGCAGGGCCTCGTTGTCCTGATAGGTCAGGATGAGCAGTTCGGAATCGTCCTCACGCAGGACCTCGGTATGCGCCCAAAACTCATGCGTCGGGTTGAAGTCGATGTAGATGGCCTCGCTGGTACGAATGGCTAACTGGTAGTAGGACTCAAAGTCGATGTTGTTCGCCTCGTTGATGAATAGCACCTGCCTCCTTGCACCACGGAGCCTTGCCTCTTGGTCAGCCGAGAAAAACTCGATGGTGCTACGGTTAGCGAACTGGTAGGTCAGCAGGGTCTTGTTCCACCTTGCCGGAACGAAGATGCCCTTGGCGATCATTATCTTGATGAAGTCCCGAATCGCACCCCTCCGAAGGTGAGGCACGGTTTCCCCGACGATGCTGATTTCGGTCTTCTTCGTGCAAGCCTGTTTGATTAAAACGCAAAGGATGCTGAAGGTCTTGGAGGCCGAGGTCCCTCCTTGGATGACCCTCTTGCGATGGGTCAGCGATTCAATCTTCCGCTTGGCGGTGGTGTTTATGACCTTCATTAATCATCTTCGGTCCATTGTTCAATAAAGACCTGATTCTCCTGCTTATCCACCAAAGAGTTCAGCCGTTGGGTGATGCTTGCGTTGTACTGACCGACCATACCCCCTTCGATTTGGTCTTGACGGATGACCCGTTTTATGCGTGAACAGATAGTTGAATAGTCGGAGTAGTTGCCCTTCGTGTTTGCAAAGTAGTTGCTTAGGTCCTCAATGATGCCTGCATCGGCACACCAGTTCTCAAAGCCTTCCAAGGTCAGGGGTCGCTCCAAAGGCTCATGCTGGGGGATAGCATCCTTGCCGGGGAATACCGTCTTGGTCCTTGGGTTGCTCTTGACCCCTGCCCGGTATGCCTCAAAGTACTCCCACATCTTTTCGGGGGTTTCGATGTACTTGCCGTTGCCCTTGCTGGTTCCCATTAGTATTCGATTTTGTCGATTAGGTCGCTTATCTTGTTCACGATTTTCATTTTCACTTCGTACTGGTTCGGGGCATTAGAATCGTCCACCGCTCCGATACAGTCGCAGAGGGTTGTAATCACCATCATCAGCGAGTCCATCCGAGCCTGCACTTGGGCTTCGTCATCCTTCGCCTTCGAGTTCGCCAAGTTCTCGGAGTTTATTTCTTGACCATGAGAGAGCCGACTTGCCACCCCAAAGGAGGTAAGAGATGTACCCGCAGTCGGAGGTGTCGTCAGCGTTGTCGTAGTAGGTTTCAGCACGGGACAGGTAGGAGTGCATCCGCTTGATGGTTTCCACCGAGATGGGTTCGCCCTTGGCTAACTGCTGCGCCCGGACTTTGCCTGTTTGCGTGGCACACTTGTTGCCGTTGCGTTCGTTGAGTTCTATCCCTCGCTTGGCATTGGAGCGAATCTCTTGGCCGTAATCCGAATAAGACTCGAACTGTTGCCTTTTGTGATTCTCCCAAGTTGAGCCGCAAACCGCCAATCGTTGAGCCGTATCGGGAAACTCCGCATTGGTTTGGTTATTGCTCATGCAACGACCGATAAAGCCTTCTCTTGACTCGTTATTGTTCGGGATTGGCAGGGGCATTCAGGGAGTGGTTTATGGTGTTTTGGTTGGCTTCGGCAAAAAAGTCCGCTTGTAGGTAAATGTATTGAAGAGCCGATTTTACGCAGTCTGCGCACCACCAGTTTGTGGGCGGTCGCCCGTGAGCCGTGAGGATGGCTTGCAGTTCACCAACCGCATCGGGTGGCAGTCGCATCGTCAGCGAGGCCACATATTGGTCCCAATACTTCCTGTGCTTTTGGGCAATTACGAACTGGTCGTTGGTCATTTGAAGGTCCATTCTCGGAGTAGGATTGCGGTGGCAGATGAGGCAAGGCCGAGGATAGGAGCCAAGTACCATTGGCAGGTTGGCAGGGTCAGGGCAACCCCAAGCCAAAACCCGAAGCAGGTCATGCACGAAAACGGCTTCCGCTTGGCGAAGGGCAAAGCGTAGAACCATCCCGGCAGCACCCGGAACTCCACGACCGCAAGGGTCGCTAAAGCACTAATCAGGATGGGAAAAACCAGTATATCCATTGGACTCGATTGCGGTTTTAATTTTGGCTTTGGCCTGTTCGATGGAGTAAATGATGGACCTGTACGGGATGCCCGTTTCACGGCTCATGGCTTTCATGTTCCCGGTCTGCATAAGAAGATTCAGCAGTTCCTTGTCGTACGGAAATGCTCCGTCCTTGGCCCAAGAGTCCATCTCTTGCTGGGCAATGGCCCAAAGGTCGTCGAGCAGGGAGTCGTAGTCCTTGCTTAGTTCTTGGGTTTCGGGATCTACTTCGACCCGCTCGTCATGGTGTCGGTACTTCTTGGCGAACTGGTTGTTGTTGCCCCGGTACAGGTTCATGATCAGGCGAACGATGTAGAACCGCAGGTAGCCTTGGACCTGCATCTTGGTAATCTTGTCGGGGTCTTTTTCGAGTAGGATGAGGACGACCTCTTGTTCGAGGTCCTTCCAAAGCGGATTGCCCCCCGTGATGGTGAGGCAAGCCTTGCGGATTTCTCCGCTGCGATAAAGGTCAAGGATGACGTTCTCTGCGTTCACTCACGCAAAGATGGCGGGGGTTGTTGTTAATGTTGCAAAAAATCCCGTGTCCTGTTGAGAACCTGTGTACGAAGGAATTTAATGTCCGGCCTTGCTCTCATGTTTATCGCAAGGATTTCGAGGTTATGCATAACCGTTGCATGATTCCTTTTAATAATTCGCCCGATTTGGCAGTAGGTGTAGAGGTATTCGGAGTAGGCGATGTCGGCAAAGATGCTTCGAGCAAGGACCAGTTCTTGGGTCTTGACTTCGCTCAAGATGTCATCGGGGCTGACTCCGACGACCTCTGCCGTGTAGCCGAGGATGGTGCGTGAGATTAGGTCCATGGTTAAAACGAGTTATTTGGCAAGGATATCCAATACAATCTTTCGCTCTTTCATCATAGCGTTTGCCATTTTATAGCACTGTTGGGCTATATAGTTCTCATAAGTGTCTTTTTCTTTGTCTCTTGTGTTATTACCTGCATCCATACATATTGAGCGATACAATGAATCGTTTGAAAATATCCCTTCAAGGGCTTTTGATGCAAAATAGTCTCTTAGTTCGCTTGGTGTTTTCATTTTGTTTAGGTTAAAACGGGTTAGGGGGTAGAGGCATCCAATGGCTCACTTCGGAGAGGAACCAAGATTGGTGTTCGTAGTACCAACGGCCATCGCCCAGCCATGCGTAGGCTTGGTTCATGTCGGTCGTAAAAATCAGGACTGGCTCGTAAGGTGTCGGCATCCTGTCCAAGCATTTAATCCATTCCATGGTCAAGCGTTTTTGGCTTGGAGGATGCGACCGAGCAGAGTCCAGTTGACGGACCAAGCCTTGATGGTTTCGCTTTTGTCGGGACGGTTGCAATTGACGCACTCCTTGCGGATATGCAGTTGCCAGCGTCGGAAATCGGTTGGTGTGGTTTTCATGGGGTTGGGGTTTGATTATTGGTTATTATTCTCAACGACTTGTCCTTCTTCAATGACAGTCATTTTGTAGTAGTCCGTTCCAAATCCGTATGCATCGTATTCGTTAGGACTGCCCTTGGGGTAATGGGTGTCAATATGCTTGTTTACGGCTTTGATGGCTTCTTCTTCGCTTTTAGCAATGGTGAAGAAAGATTGCTCACCGTGTCCTTGTGGTTGGAATGCGTATAGTTTCATCGGTTTGGGGTTTGGTTGGTCAGTTTATAGGCTGACGCTGGGGGAGGTTTGGTAAGAACAGAGGCTGACGATTATACCCGAATGTGCATAGTTTTTGCGTTTTTCTATGCACTATACCCGATTGGGTATTAAACGTGGGTTTTTCTATGCATTATACCCGATTGGGTATTAAACGTGGGTTCGTGTTTCCGAATCCCAAATCTCGGTCCAATTGAAATCCTTCCAGCTGTCCTTCCATATAGATTTAAACTTTTCTTTGATTTTTGCTTCAAAACTTCTTGCCTCTTCCAAGGTGTCGAAGTCCTCCTGAAAATCATTCATCCCTCCTTCAGGATAATAGGCATCACCGGCAAACACTAAAAATCGTTTCATAGGTTTAAGGTTTGAAATAGTTTGTACGCACCACACGAATCGGTAAGGGTCTTGACTTGAGGCCCGAATCCGTTGCTACGGCTTAGGACATACTCGCAGGCGTTACCCTTGGCCCGGACCTCAATCACCCTCCATGGGCGGTCGTTGGTGCAGGCGGTCAGCAGGAGCAGCAGTAGGAATCGCATGGAACAAATCTACACAACTATTCCACACTTGCGACCACTCGCTGAAAATCCTCAACGCTTCGGATGACCTCGTATCGGTAGCCTGCCTCTTGGACGACTGACTCCCACCACTTTTGCGAGAGGGACTGCTTGCCTTTCTCGGCTTTGAACTCCAAGAAGATGGCTCCCTTGTCGGATAGGT